TGCAGACATAGGACCTCCTCTACGAGTTGATGAGCGATGAGTTGTCGGGCTAAGGTTTCAAACTGTTCATCTTCGGTATAAGGAATTGCGATGGTGAGTCTATTCTTTTCTGCCATATTTCCTTTGGCGGCAAGTCGCGGCAAGCCACTACTAAATCAATGGTTTGAGTACATATCATTGTTATCATATGCCGTGCCTTGCCGACAACTGCCCGGTACGTTTTCCGGTACAGGTCAATTGATGAGTCCCGCGGCGGCTCCATTCGTTTCGGCGATCTGCCTGGCGATCGTGAATTCTTCAAGCTTTCTGATCGCAAGCAACTGGTGTTCTTCGGACGGATGCGCATATCTCAGGACCATCTGAATCTTGGAATGCCCCATCAAGGCGGCGAGCGTGACCAGGTCAACGCCGGCTTCGACGCTACGACTCGCAAACGTATGCCGAAGGTCGTACATCCGCGCCTTCGCTATCCCTGAGTCTTTTAGCGCGCGGCGATGCATATAGTTCAAGTCGCCGATCGGCCGCGACGGATCGCCGTCGAGTGGGAAGATATAAACGCTCTCCCCCGCCCCGAGCCTGACGCGCAGCAACTCGGCCGCGCGACTGGTGAGCGCCAGCTTGCGCCTGGCTGCCTTCGATTTGCCGTAAGGATTGAAGACGGTCCCGAGCGCCAGGTTCACGTTCTCGCGCCTGAGCCGGTAAAGCTCATCCGGCCGCATTCCGGTATCGAGCATCAAGACCGCCACGTCGTGAAGAGGCTGTGGCGCCGCCGCGAGATAGAGCTTCTCTTCGTCGAAGCTGAACACCCGCGTCTGCTGATTATCCATCGGCAGGAATTTTATTCGCTTCGCGGGATTCTCCGTCACGGTCTCAAGCGTCATGAAATACGAGTACAGCGCCTTCACGCACGCCAGGTCGTTGTTGACGGTCGCGGGTTTGAGCCTGCGCTTGCCGCCGGTCAAACGAGCGTTCTTGAACTTCTCAATATCATCTGGAGTGATCTGGTTCAACTGCTTCGACCCGAAAGCCTTGATGAGCGGCCGCGATGAGCACTCATATCGCTTATGAGTGCGACCGGCGTTTTGCTCTTTGACGTAGGCCAGAAACTGCGCCATCGCGTCCTTGAACGCCGGCGTGGCCTTCTGGCGCTTGATGTCGTACTTCCCCTCGATCGCCTTGAGCCTGGCTTTGCTGGCGATGCCTTCGGCGTCGCGCCGGTTCCTGGTCTTTGTCGAGCCTTGATACGCCACGCCGTCCATCTCGAACTTGTACCACCAGAATTTTGAGTCTTTGCGCTTATAGAGGTGCATCGGGGTTACTTCGCGGCTTTCTTCGGCCAGTTCTTCCAAGCCTTCACAAAAGCGGCAGCCGCCTCAAGGGGCGTCTCGAACCATTGCTGGTTGCTGTCCACGTGCCAATACCAAAAGTCGTTCACGTCTTGCCGCCCGCGATCGGCTTGAGGATGCGGCATGATCTGGTAGTAGTGGGGGCGGTCACCCAGTTCCAGCGCCGAGCCGTCGCCCCAATAAACTTGGACGGGAAAGCCCACGGCTGCCGACGTGATGTATTCAAGCGGCTCATCGTATTTCAGGAAATATTCTCTGTTAGGCTGGTTCATATGTTCACCTTTCACTTTGTGGTTTTCTTCTTCGTGGATTTCTTCGGCCGTCCTGGTTTCGGCTGCCATTGCGGGAAAGTTTCAACGGCTGACTCGGGGACCATCCAGACGCGAAAGTCCCCAATGGTTTGCGGCTCGGCTCCGGGGACTTGTCCTTTGCGCAGCCAGGTCGCGACGGTCGTGTATGGCTTTTCGATCTTGCGGGCAAATTCGCCTGCGGTCATAAATCGTTGCTCCTTCATTCTCGAAATTTAGTAAACAACTACTAGTTTTGGCAAGGCGAAGACTACTGCAATCGACTTTCGTCCGTCAATGAAAAAAGTTGCATAGTATCTCACTTTTTCTCTTGACTCGGAAACGTAGTAGGGTATACTACGTTTGTCAGTTAGACATAACACGAAAGGGGCGATGACCATGCAGATCAACATTCAGAAATTCAACCAGGTGGTAGCGGACGCGAAAGAGAAAGCGGCGAACGATCCGAAGTGGGTGCGCGCGATCGAGAAAGCGGCCGCCGGCATCCTGGACGGTAGCCTGATCGTCACGGTCCTGGCGCACGGCGCGATCGTGACCGGCAAGAACGGTTCGCATCACGCGAACGGCGTTTGTGACTGCGCGGCGGCATTGAAAGGCCACGCCCAGTGCTACCATCGCGCTGCCGCCCGCCTGATGCACAACTACGAGACGGCGCCGGCCGTCTCTCTCGCCGACGACGTCGCCGCCACGCCCCGCAACCAACTGATCGTTGAAATCAAAGCCTGCTGGCCGAAGACCTGGCCTCCCCTGGCCGTCGAACTGATGGCCCGCTTCCGCCGCAACCAACTCGAAATGCTGGACGACGACAGCCTGCGCCGCGTCCGCCTCGCCATCGCCCTGTAACCGACGAAAGGAGATTTCCCGTGACCAATTCCAATGTAACGCCGATCGAATCGAAGCAGCCAGCGCCCGCCTGCCGCTTCACGATCAGCGCAACGCTTCGCGGCTTCCCGATCACCATCGAGGGCGAAGGCCGCGCCGGTGATCTGAAGATCATTGTCGATCGCCTGGTCGCCGCCGGCGCCGAACCGCCGCAGCTCGCGCCCGCGCAGCCTGAGCCGATGAAGAAGGCCGCGCCGCTCTGCCCGGATCACGGCACGCCTATGAAGGCCAGCCGCAAGCCTGGCTCTTTCTTCTGCCCGCGCCGGACTGACGATGGCGACTACTGCCCCCATAAGGCTTGAATAGTTGACATGGGTGATTTGCTGAGAAGCGGGCGCGCTCGATGCTGACAACGTCGGCGCGCCCTGACCATCAACCGCGCAGAGCGCAGCAGACGGCCTACACTTCACAGTCTAACGCGCTTCTGCCCTTCCCTGAAAGGACAGATATGCGGACGACCAAACGCGGGCCAAACCGCGGACAGTTCCGCCCAGGCCCTGATCCTCGCCGGCATCGCTTCACGCGCGACGAATGCGTGGGGGGATTCTGGGCGGCAATCACATCAATCGTGAATCGCTATCCTGACGCGATTGACTCATCAGGCAGGCATATGGCTTTCGATTTCCTGAAGGTCGCAGGCAGGCAACGGAAGGAGAACGCCCAATGAAAAAATCGGTACACCTTGCAATCGAAATCTTCGAGCTGATACTGAGCGGCGACGATCGCGACAAAAAACACGCCGTGACGTTGATTCGCAAGCTTGACGCCGTGGCCCGGCGTGACCTTCGGGCCGCCTGCCAGCGTCTTGATAATCTCGTTGAAGACACCTGGCTTGACGAACTGCGCGAGAAGCGAAACCGCTCGCGGCAGCCCTGAGAGCCTGCACCAAAGTTGAAGAGTGTCCCAGGCCAGCGGCGCGGCTGGCCCAATCCCCCAAACCGACGAACGGCGCTCCCCGTTCGCATCCTCACAGGAGTTTTTATTTTTATGTCCACTTCGCAGAAGACACACACCGACGACCCAACGCGCATTGCCGAGATTTTAATTAGCTTGCGCCGGATTCTTCAGATCACCGGGGCCTACACAGACGGCGATGCCGAGCAGCTCGGGCTGATTGAGTACGAAGCTCAGCATGCCCTAAAGGCCGCGCAGAGCCTCAGTGAGCCGGCTTTGGTTTCTTAACGCTTTGCTCAGGCGCCAACCTGAGTTATAACCTTGCCCGTCGCTGATTTGTGTGAGCTACCAACTCTCACAAGTCTTAAACCTGGTAAAAGCAGGTCGAGCGACGGGCAACCGCTTTTTAAGCCATACATTTGGCCTTGGCAAGCCCCGCCCGCTCTCGCCTGCCTCAAAACTGTGAGGCAACAAATGCGCAAAATCATTCTTTACGTGTTTACGGTCCTCTTGCCCGGTGTGGCTGTGGGCATCTCCAATTTTTCAGTATTTTCCGACGCCGTATGGCTCGCGACGATCGCGCTCCTCGTGACGGCCGGAGTCGCCGCCGTCTTCAATTGGGCAAGCGGCGACGCTACGCCCAAGGTCCGCAGATATGCCATCGGAGCAGACTTCTGCATTTGCTTCGTTCTCTGTCTGAACTTCGCCTGTCATTGGGTAATGGCTCGCCAGGTCAGTGCGGCCAAGCAAGGCGTTACCGAGCATCACGAAGAAGAAGATCGCCAGGACAAGCGCGCCCAAGAGCGAACCGAGCGCGAGCTGGCGCTCAAGAAGGCAGAGGCCGAGCTGGCCGCCACGAACATCAAGCTCCAGAACGCTGAGGCCAGGCGTCTGGCCCGCCTACCAGTGAGCGAGCGCCGGAGTTCCATCACGGCGCCGACGTCCGAGCCGACGAAGCCGCCCACCATCGCGCCCATGTCCCTGGTCCCCGCCGGATCCGCCGCGGTCTCGGTCCCGATCGCGGTGAAGCCGCGGTTGACGCCGGACCAGGTCCGCGAAAATTGGTGGCCGACGCTGGTCGGACTGGCGCTTGCCGAAGTCTTCGCCAGCGTCCTGGCCGCCTGCATCCTTGGCGGACTTTGGGAATGGGATCGCAACCACGACGGCATCCCTGATCACCTTCAGAACCTGGGAAAATAGCAGCCGCCACGGCTCAAGATTCGGACGTAGTTGTGGCGGCTTCAAATGCACGTCCGGAGGCGATTTCAAATACACGTCAGGACGAACATTCAAATACACGTCAACCTGCGCAAGTCATTAATGGCGCTGAAGATAACCCCGATTCGCCAAATACACGTCAAAGCGCAGACGTGCATTTGGAAAAGCCGGTTGACGTGCATATGAACCGGGTCCCGGCAAATACACGTCAGACGCTCGACGCTGGCGAGGCTTTCAACTATGAGGCGACGCTTTTCCGCCTCGAAACCTACAAGGACAAATATGGACGGACAATATGTAAACGGACTGTCAGATTCGTCCGGCGTCGAACTGGCCGCAACATCGGAGAGGTCACGCCGGACCTCGCGGAAGCCCTCAGCCGACGACCAGGCAAAGGCCGAACCACGGAAGCCCGCGCCGAGGCTGAGCGAAATAGACTACTTGCTGAATCTTTGGCAAAGCGACTGCGCGGAGCTAAGGCAAGCGGGCGTCGAGCTGCGGCTGGAAAGAGCCGAAGTAGACGGAAAGCCCGCCATCATTCTGACGCTTTTGGAAGTGAGCTTCTGCCCGACGTGTCAGACTTTTCACGGCACGAAAGAACCTCATACTTGCAGTAGATAGCCGCCCCCCTTCCCTGAGCGTGCAGGTGCCTGCATCAGGCCTGACAGGTAGGGAACAAATTCCCCTACCTATGTAGAAGTTTTCGGTGGCGGCGCGAAAGTCGCAGCGAACGGGCGCGCGCTGAATGGATCGCCGAGCATGATCGGTGAAATACTTTTCCGATTTTGACATCAGTTAGTAGGTGGAAGCTGACGCGCGAAAGCCGGGTCGGATCTGGCAGCCTATCCAGATCCGACCCGGCTTTTTGCTTGTCACTTGAATCTCCATCGTCCTCTGATACTATAGCCCGGCCTAATTTTAGCGCTCAGTTTGACTCTAAAAGGAAAAACGATATGGATTCAGAATTTGACCTCGACGGCGGGCCGCATTTGTCCGCCGCAGTGCTGTGCCAGTATGCCCTTGAAGAAAAAGACGGGGTGCATAGCCTGATCAGAATGATTGACCGGTTGATCGTTACGACCGGTCCGACTGAAACAATGCCGGAATTTCAGGCGTCGATATTGCTGTTTTTGAGTTTTAAGTCCGGGTCGGCAAAAGGCAACTACGAAGCTGGAGTTGTTCTCGTAAATCCGGCGGGAGAAGAAGAGCAGCGAATGACCATTCCCTTTTTCTGCGAGGGAGATGAGAGGGGGAACAACATAAGGGTAATGCTTAATTTGTCAATTAAGCGCCCAGGACTGTACTGGTTTGATATTCTTCTGGCGAACCAAATAATCACGCGAGTGCCATTACGGGTGATCCATATGAAAACTGCGCAAGGGAGTTGACGGCGTCGCTGGAAAACATCAATACAGGTTCGTCGGATTGTTGCTGAGAAAAACTGACAGTAAAACTCCTCACTAAAGGCAATAATTCTTGACGCAAACCATCCCAGGGTAAATGGCCGGAACTGTGCTCCGCAAACAACAATTCCAATGTGCTTGTCAGTTCCTTTGCACTGCTCCCAGAAGTTTTATCTATATCCCAAGTCGCCGAGGTGAACCATTTTTGAAATTCCAATAAACTCATTTTCTCGGCAAGCAGATTTGAGAGGTTTTGAAGAATTTCTATGTCTAACATATATTCCTGCCCCGTCAGAGTTGTGGATAAGTTTGCCCTGCGCGATCTCTTCAACAGACACCAATTCTACGCTCAAGTCCAATCAGGCGTACTAATTGCAAAAGTTAAGAAAGATCGCCATCCATCCTTACCGTTGGCGAAAGAACCTTTTTGCACCCGCAGCCAGCTCGTATATTACTATAATCAGGACGGGGATCAAGTCGCCATCGTGCATCAGTATTTACGGACAGACGGGACTTTAGGACTCAGCGGGAAACCTGACCCCAAAAAACTTCGCGTAGATGATGTGATTTACATCCTTGTCGAATAGGCCGACCACACACAACAGCACTGCCGGCTTCGATTGGCGCGGGATTGCAGAGAAAGCAGGTCGTTGCACAGCAGAAAAGCCGGGTTATTCGCCCGGCTTTTTTGCGCAGAATCGACCGCCATTGATTTTGCCCATATCGCAGTATGGCTCAGAGATGAATCGACGGAAATCGGCGGCAATGCGCTTAAATGCGAGTGCGCTCAGACTCTCCTGCCTCTCGTTCTCGCGTTCTCGATGTGGTTGACTACTAATCGCTCGGCATTGCGTCCGCTGCCGCCCTTGATAAAGATTCCCTCGCTATCAACAACCGCGTCGAGATTGATCACGATCGTTGAACTGGCTGGAGACGCGATTCCGCCCGCGGCAAATCTCCCGCTTTGATTGACGCCAGGAACGCCGGCATGATCGAAGATTCCCGAGCCAGCCATGGCTCGAATATTCGCCTGCTGCGCCAGATTCAAAACCATTTCCCCAGGCCGGAGAAGAGCGCGAACAGAATCGAAGCCCTGATCAATTCCTCGCACGATTCCGCCAGTTGCGAACTGCGGCAGGAGCCGGCTATCAATCGAGGCGAAGCGCGCGGCGTCGGCCTGGCGGCGTTGCACGTCCGCGAGCAGAGGCGGAATTCGGGCCTGATACACGTTTTCAAGGTCGCGAACCTGATTCGTCAGGCGCGATTCCCTGACGCTTGCGGTCTTCAACGTGTTGATTTGCGCCTTGAATGTGGCCAGGATCTGGGTATCGAAGATCGTCCTCGCCTGACTACCGTCGATCTGTCCGGACCCGACACTGGCCGCTAATTGGTCTATGGCGGTCAGCGCCTGAGTCAAAAACTGTCCGCTCGCCTCTTCATCCGCCTTTCTCTGCTTCGCCTTGCCGAGCAAAATAGCGCCGACAATCAGAGGCGCGCCGATCAATGCGGCCGGACCCAGCGCTGCCAATGCTGCTGATGCTAAGCCACCACCCGCGCCGAATATGGACGCCCCGAACGAGACGCCGAGGCCCACCGCTCCAGCGCCTGCCGCGCCCAAGACCTGGCCGACCGGGCTTTGTCCGCCGAAGCTCGATCCAATTCCGAGTCCGATGAGCGGCGCCGATGCGGCCAGATTGCTAAACAAGCTGCTGAAAAATCCGCCCTTCCCCGCCAATCCCGCCGCGAACTGGCCATTGGCGAATATTCCCGTAGCGCCCTGCCTGGGAGCGAAGGGATTGCCGGCGTTGCCCGCCAGCCCCGCTGCGAACTGACCATTTGCGAAAATACCTGTCGCTGACACTGAAGGAGGCGCAGCCAGCCCGCCGCCGCCGCCGCCACCACCACCACCACCGCTGACCGCATTGGCGATTGATTGGAACGCATTGGCGCCGCCGCCGGCTGGAAACGTAGATGGCGTCCGGAAAAGACCGCCCAGCGCGCCCTGCTGCGCGGCGCCGGGGAAAAGCCCGGCGATGGGCAAGAGCGTCTGGCGGACAAGATTCTGAAGCGACTGGCCAAGCAGGTCGTTGAAGAATTGAATTACCGCTTGCTTGAGGTTATCCAGCAGGTTCTTTGTATTGGTCAGCGCGCGGCTGACGTTCTGCCCCAGGCGCTCGAAGGCGTCGCCCACGGTTTCCGTCGCTGAGCCAAAGCCCCGCATAAACCGTTGCGCGTTGCTCAGCTCGACGCCCAGCAGCCTGGTCTTCTCGATCTCTTCAGTGATCCGGAGGCCCTCCAGGCTGTCGATGCCCACGGCCTTGCGCTGCTCTTCGAGGGTCTTGATTATTTCGTCGCGCGACGCAGCGCGCACGGCGTTGAGTTGCTTTTGCGCGTCGGCCTGGGACAGCAGCCCCTGAGTTACCTGATTTTCAATCTGGACTTCCTGAATGCGGAGCCGTTGATTGGCCAGGTCTCCACGCGCGCGGTTCACGTCAACTATTTGGGCGTCGATGTCCTGCTGCGTGGTGATACTGGGGAAGCCGCTTATGTTCTGCGGACTGCCCAGAGCCTGCACAGAGATGGCGCGGCGTTGCGCATCGGTGATGCCTGCGACGGGCAGGTTCGGCGGCAGTGATCGACCTTGGGAGATGAGGAATGCGTCAAAGGCCTGATTCTTCAGTTTTTTCAGGCGCTCATCCCTCTCCGCTCTGAGCTGAAGCAGCAAGAATTCTTCGTCAAATAGTTTGCCTTCATTGGTGCGCAGGGCCGCGACTTGCTGCGTCAGTTGGCCTACTTCGGTTTGCGCCTTCTGAAGCTCGGTCTTTTGCTGTCTCCTCTTCGCGTTCTGGGCGGCGAGCGCTACGGCGTCTATGATAGGAGAGTCGGCAGCAGGCTGTACGAAATCGAGCGCGCCCGGCACGCCGGAGATCCTGCTCGCTTCCTTCGCCACGGCATCATTGATGAATGGACGATTGCCGCTGATTTGGCGCTGCGCGAGTTCTTCGAATGCTGCGCCGCGTCGTTTCAATTCCTCTTCCGACAAAGTAACCGACAGTCCGACACCGATCCCGGCCAGCCCTGCGACACCCAGGCCTGCCCCGAGCGGTGTCGCCGCGAATCTTGCCAGGCTCGCGCCACTTGCGCCGAGAACTGATCCGACCGTCCCAATCGCGCGAATTGACGTCAGAAGCTTGAGAATGTTGCCGAGCGCGCCAATGAGCGGCCCGGCGGCTATGGCGGCGGCGCCAAAGCCGATGACCAATTGTTGAGTCCCAGATGAAAGGTTTTGAAAGCCTTCGAGCAGGCCCAGGATCTTTGGACTGAGTTTGTCGATTGCCGGCAGGATCGTTTCGAGCAGTTTATTGCCCAGCGGCAAAAGCGATTGCTGGATGGAATCGGCCAAGTTCTCGAAGGTGTTTTGAGCGCCGCCCGTGACCCTGGGCAGCTTTTCGAGTTCCTTGACGATCGCATCAGTAAATTTCTGCGAGGTAATTTTTGCCCTCTGGATGACTTCGGTGTCGGCGGTACCGAACGCCTTGAGCATGATCTGTCGTATTTGCGGCACGCGCTCGGCGAGCTGGTTGATCTCTTCGGCCGAAACTTTGCCTTTCGATTGGATTTGCGTGAGCGCCAGGATGACGCCATCCAATTCGTTCTTGCCTTTTCCGACTGTCGCGAGCGCGTTGCCGAAGGCGCTCAATGCTTTCTCGGCGCGATTGGCGCTGAAGCCCGCGGCCTGCAGATTGATTGAGCCTTGAATCGCTTCCTTGAATCCCAGGCCAGGCAGCTTCGCAACTTCCTTGAGTCGCGTTAATTGTTGTTCGGCGGCATCTGACGATCCGGAGACGGCAATCAGTCCGCGCTTTAAGGAATCGAAATCCGTGGCGGTCTTCACTGCCGCGATGCCCAGCGCGGCCAATGGAGCGCTCACCCCCAGCGTCAGTCTTCCGCCGAGATTCGATAGCGAATCACCTAGTTCCCGCGTCGAGCGGACCGCGCGATTCTGGATCTGCACGAGCTGGGTTTGCGCATTGATCGTGGTGAGCGTCTGTTTGGTAGTATTGGCCAGGGCGTTCGATAGGGTTGTCTGCGCGCCGCCTAGATTGCCGCTGGCTGTGGCCAGACGCGCCTGCGCCTGCGCGAGTTTGACCGCCGCGGCCTCCTGATCCTTGGTCGCCTTCGTGCCCGCGTCCAGGGCGTTGGTCAGCTTGCGCTGAATCTCCTGACCGGCTTGGTCAATCGTCGGCTCCAACTTCACCCTGATAACGATCTCAGCCATCGCCTATTGTCCCCTTCTCTTTTTGCTTCGGCGCTGGATGCCAGGATGTGCCCCAGGCGCACCTAACGCATTCGAGTCGCAAGGCGGCGTAGACCACGGCGGCGCCGATGATCAGCGAGCGGCCACGTGAGGTGGCCAGCGGAAGGTCGCACTTGCCGCAGCGGATTATCCTTGTTTGTGGGGCGTTCATCTGAGCAGTCTCGTGAGGGCGGTCATCGGGTCGATCCCTTCTGGCAGCGGGGCGCCTGTGCCGATTATTTTGTTGAGCAGCTTCTTCTTTCCGCAATCGGCGCAAATGGCCGCCGGCGTCTTATCCTTGTCGGCGGCCTCATGACTGGGGTAGTACCGCTCATCGTCGCTGCACCGACATAAATCATGCCGATAGCGCAGATCGGCGGCCTCCCGGCGCAGTTTGTCGGCTTTCCCTTTGCCGCCGAGAATCTTGGTATGCTCGCGATGTAGGATGCGTCTGACTTTACGCTCTCGTTTGTTCATTTGCTTTGAATGGCGGCCAGATCGGCCTGTGTGAGCAGATGTCGCGCATAGGCGGACCTGGCTTCCCACAGCGCGAGCGACTCATCGGACTTGATTGAAAGCGTAATGAACTTGAGTGTGCTGATCGCATCGATCGGCAGGGCGCGATTGAGCGGCTCCGCGGGCGTTGGGGTGAGGCTTGCCTCGCCAATGGGCCAGCGAATGATCTGTCCGTCACTGGACTTTTTAACCAAATGGCCCACGGCGCCGGAAGACCATCCTAACTTGCCAGCCTTGACCAGGCCAAAGACCGCCTTCTCATAGGCGTCAGCGAGGTTCAAAACAGTCTCTGCCCAGATGCCGATCGCGTCACGCCTGGTCTTCACTGGCGTGAACACACGGTCCTGAAGCTCGACAATCTCTTTCCTGGTTGCCACTGAGAGGTTGCCCTTCAGTGGCAGAGGCTGACCGTGATGAAAGAGCGTGTCGACGCCGTCTCCATCATGTGCGCCCAAGTAAGTCTTGCTGGTGAAGTATTCGCCAGACAGGTCCTTGCGCGCGCCGTCATTCGAGAAGCGGACCAGGTAGCCGCCGATTGTCCCGCTATCGTCCAGCGCCTTCACCGAATCGCCAAAGTAGATCAGTGAGTCCATACTTTCACCTCGAATTGAAAAAAACCCTGCCGGAGAAATCTCCCCGGCAGGTTGAATCAATTGGAGTCCATAGCAACAAAGAAACCTAAAGGGTCTTATGATGCCGCACTGATCAGACCAACAATCGGGCCAGGCTGGCGCTGCGCAGGCGTGGCGCTGGCATTCCCCACATCGTGGACGTTGATGTCCACGCGCTCCGTGCCTCTCACCTGGATCTGATCGAAGTTCGAGAGCGAATACGGATCGGTGAAAATGGTCCGCGTGCGGCGGTCGCCCATCATTGCGCCCAGCGACAAGTCACCAAGTAGCGCGGCAATCTGGGAGTTTGCATCAGTGCGAGGAAAGACCTGACTGAAATTGACCGGATAGCCAAGGAACAGTGGGCGCGGACGCCGATCGCCAGTGGCCACTTCGTTCATCGTGACGCCGCCGGCCGCCAGCTCCACTCTCTGCATCACACCGTAATAGAAACTGCGGTGGCAATACCAGCCAGCCCTGGCCGTATCCGCATACTGAGGCAACAGCGCAATAGTCTGAGTGAAATCGTCAAGTACGAACTCAGAAAATAGGTTGCCAGAGGCGACACGCAACCCGGCGATATTCGCGATTGTGCCGCTAAGGCCCAGGAGTTTCTGAGTAATACCCACGATGCCGCCAAAGCCTGATGTCCCATCACCCAGGAATCCGGCCTGATCTTCAGACTGCGCGAACGCGTAGCCGATCTCAAAGGCGAGTTCGTCAGCGATGTTCACCGCGGCGTCCTCGCTGATCTCGGATGACATCACGCTGATCGCCGCGAGCTTCTTCGCGACCAGCATCACGTTATCAAAGGTGGGGTTCGAGGCCGTGATCTGTTTGCCTTCACCAATCCAATTGGCGGTCACGCCGCCAGTCCTGCGCGGCTGCATCCGGGTCTCGTTGGCCATCGGAACAACGCGCACGCTCTGCCGAAAAACACCGAATTGCTCGATCAGCCGAATCAGCGCTCGGTCAAACTCAGCCGGGACCAGGGCGCCGCCCTCTTCGTTTCTGCCCTCGCTGATGGCTTTCACGACCTGGATGCCGTTGTCCTTGCAGAACTGGCGGGAAGTTTCGCGCAATGCGGAATCAAACGGCAAGCAGACCGCGCAGAAGAATTTGAAGAAGCGATACGCCAGCTCTTCATTCTCCTGGCGTGTGCCAACCTCGATATGCTTCAAAGTGGCGACGGACGTGTAGGCTGGAACCTGCGATTTCTTCGCGTCAGGTCCTTCGATAGGCGCGCCAGGAAAGCGCATTGGATTGACCGGAGTGGTCAACATCTTCATGTCCGCTCGATGCGACTTGAACGCATCATCGGCCTTTTGGGCTTCCTGGTATTCTGCTTTTAAGCTAGTGATTTCCTGTTGGAGCGCGCTGATTTTCGTCGCGTCTTCCGCCGATGGCGTACTGATCAGTTCCCCTGCCGCGTTGCAATAGGGTTTATAGAGGGCGTCGAGTTCTTTGGCTTTAGTCTGCCACTGAACGGCGAGATTTTGTGATCTTGTCATTGGTTGCCTCACGATTCTATGGACGCTGCCTACGTGAGTAGGTAGCCATGACCTGCGCATACGCGCACATAATGCGTCGTTTAGTCTTTACAGATGGACGCTTGCGGTGAGACAAAACCAGTAAGTCAGGGTAACTCAACAATAACAACCGATCTGCCAGAGCGTCAACAAGAATATGCGACAACGCCTGATTTT